TACCGGTTGCGCCTGGTACTATGCGCTCGGCGTAAAATGAGCCTGCGCTGGTCCAGGTCTTTGTTACCTGGCCGCTGTTATTTGTGGCCGTAGTCGGCTGGTAAAGCGTAACGCGCAGGTCTAGCATCAGCTAAAGTTTTGGCGGTAGCGGAACGCTAGGCGGTCAAAAAAGCGGTTTGAATTGTACGGCAAGTCGTCGCCGTAGTCGTACCCAAATTTAATGCGCTGGTACAGCGCGTGTTTAATGTCTGCGGGTGGGTTAGTGTCGCCGCACGTATAAACTATCACCATACGCTCCGGGGTTTCCTTTAGCGTAAGGGTCGTATTAACATAGGTGTAATCGGTGTATAAAACTTGGACCGTTGCGGTGCCTTCGTCGTCGTATGCCGTTACACTAGTAATAGCCGTAACGGGGCCTAGGGGTAGGGCGTATTGCTCCTGCCCCCAGGTGTCCACTGTTACAGTTGTTGTACCTAAACGGTAGCCGGTGTAGCTGTTAAATTCCTCGACCGCTGCGCTGAAAAGCATAGTTAGTAGCGCGTCGTCTGCGCTACCGTCTACACGGCAAAAGGCCTTGACTTCGGTAAGGTTTACCGTAATCGGAGTATAGCTGCTAACCGTTACCATTTGTTTAGATAGTTACGTCAGTTGCTAGAGCAAAAGAAGCGTTACGCAATACGGCTACGTCCATAAAGCGCTCTACGTAGATTTCCACGATTGAGGACTTCATTTGGCTGTAAGGGTCTACCATTAAAGTAGCACCGCCCCAAAATCCGATTTGAACGTCTGCGAAATTACCGAAAAGTAAGCCGTAGGTATCGGGAGTACCAGTGGTCTTTTTAGAAACCGTGGTATTAAAGATATTGTAACCGTTTGCAGTCTTGACGGGATCAAGCATGCCTTCAACTAGGAAGCGTCCGCTACCGGCGTCTACTTTGGTCTTTTTCAACTTAGCTACTACGTTCGGGTGAGTAACGTAAGCAAGGTTACCGGCTAGTGCGTCGTTGGCAGCTAGTGCAGCTTCCATGTCTACTAGGTCGTCGAAAGTGATAGCACCTAGGGCCAAAGCCTGCGCTGCTAGCTCAGTGTAGATACCGCTAGGCTGGTTAGATGATCCAGTACCGTTAAGTACAGCGTTCTCTAGGCCTTTGTTGAAAGAAAGGTTAAGCTGCTGAATAACGCGCTGCTCAATTCCACGGCTGTACTCTTGGCGAAGCAGTTGGTTTGACATGGACGCAGAAATTACGGCACGCTTAGGCGACATAGTAACTTTATCAAAGTTGATGTCTTGGACGGTATCGGTTCCAGTTTCAGTCTGCCAGTTTAGCGTGTAGCTAGACGTTTGCTTAGGGAAGTCGATGTTACCTACCAAGTTCTCTGCGATTGAGCAAAGGCCAAGCGTAGGTGTGTTAGGGTACAAGAAGTCAATGTAACGGCCTGGCTCGGTAAATACCAAGTCGCCGCCAAGGTTTCCACCGGTTCCGCCAGTAACTGACTGCGTACGGGTAAACAGCATTTCGGGCATGTTGATAGCGTGCATGTCGCGAGCGTCAACTCCGAGCCTGCGCTTTTCGCTTAAGCCTTCCTGGTTTACTTCGGCTTCTACGCCAGTAAGTTTACCATTGCGGGCTTCGTTGATAGCCTTAATGATGTTGAATTTTCCAAGGTTGCGAGCTTCGCTCTTTGAAAGCTGACCTTGTACAGCTGATGCATCTACAAAAGTGTTAGCTCTTGTTTCTGCCTCGTTTTCGTGATTTTCCACGGTTTCGGGGTTTTGGGTTAATTGTTCAGGTTCTGCCTCTTGTAAGGCCTTTTCTAGCGACCGTAATGCTACGGACGTAGTGGGGTTAGCCCCTCGCGGGGTTAGGCTAATGTCGTACATTTCGCCAATTTTTTCTATAACTCGTGTGGGCTTTTCGCTGCGTACATTTTCCCAGCGCTCCTGCTTAACAGTAAAAGCCCAGCTTGCTTGATCTACGTCGCCGCGACCTACTAGCGTGCGTACCTCGTTACCAGTTGACGTATCGGGCAAGTCAAAGCGGAACTTTAAGCCCTCTTGGTCTTGCTCTAGGCTTAGGGTGCCTTCGCCGTACTTGGACCTAGCTAGCACGCGGTCGTAGTCGTGGTTGTAAAGGGCGTGTACGTCGTAGTCCCTTAACTCGCCTAGCGCGTTAACGTCTATGCGCTCCATAAAGGAACCCATATCGTACTCGTTCCAATTAAGGGCGTAGCCTTCTATGGTATTATTCTCCGTCGCTGGTATTGTCCGGCTCCTGTACTCCTTCTCCATTTTGCTGTTCGTTGCTGCCCATGTGCATAGGCTTGTTATATACGTCGCCGCCTTCAATAGGTGCTAACCCTTCAATGCGGCGTATTTCGTTGGCGCTCATTACGCCTATGTTCCAGTAGCTCACGTTACGCTGTACTTCAGTGGTAATGTCGCCGCGCATAAGGGCCTTTAGGTCCAGCTGGAACACTCGGTTACCACTTAGTAGCTTGTTGGTAAATTCCATTTCGATTACCTCAATTAGCGGACGTATGCAGTCGCTGACAAACTGCGCGTTTTGAGCTTCGATGCTATTTGCATAGCCTGCGCCATCCATGTGGCCAATTTTGTGCGGGGGGACGCTGTAAAGGCGGCATATTTCTTCAACACTAAAACGTAAGCTCTCAATTAACTGCGACTCTTGAAAGTTCGCAGCTACCGGCTTGTACTCTGCCCCCTCAGTTAAAACAGCGGTCCGCCCCTTGTACTCCTTGTTCAGTTCGTCGAACTGTCGGCCTATTTGCTTAACGCGGTCCGCGTCCCTAATAGTGCCTTGAATTTGTAAAATGCCTTTAGGCATACCCCCGTTACCATAAAACCCGCCCATGTGGGCAGTTGCGGCCATTGATGTACCGATTATTTCTTTGGCGTAAACTATCGGGCTAACTCCGTTAATGCCGTCAAAGGACCAGTACTTAAGGTGAATAAGCTGGTTAGGGTTTAGGCGTAGGTTAATACCGTTGCGTAGGTGCAGCTGGTAGATCAGTTCGCCGCTGGTAGTATCAACTGTTACCAGTTCGGTATCTATAAGCTCTAGGCCGGCTAGGTTATTACCGCTACGTACCGGCAGTACGTAAGCGTTACCGCGCAGCAAAAGCTGCGTTAACATAGCCTTACGGAAATCGTAGCTATTGTAGGCCTCGTTTGGTCGCTTGCTTACTAGGTCGTTAATTAGTCCAGGCTGGAATAGTAGCCCCTGCTCAGTTTCGCGGAACAACTGCCAAGGCAGTGAGGCTATTGTGTTACCGATTAAGTTCACGCAGGCGTACAAAGCGCTGACCTTTGGCGCGTTTGTGCTGCTTACGTTCTCGCCCGCTAAAGTAGCGTTACCGCCAAAAAGATTGATTAGCCAGGGCTTAGGGCTTATTACTCCACTAACGCTACGCTTAATACGGTCATACCATGCCATAACACAAAGTTACACAAAAATTATATCTAATTCCTCATAAGTCGACATTCCGGTACTAGCATTGTGAACATAGCCCGCGAGCGCCGTAATTAGCGCAGCCGTGCCGTCTATGCGGTCCGGTGCTTTATCTTTTTGAAAGGTCCAGTTATCATTTTTATCAATATGCAGGCTGGTGTTTGCAATCATCCAGGCGGTAATAGGGTTACCGTCGTGTGTTATGCCTTTCGTGGTAACCATGCGGTATAATAACTTCATAGGCTCATTGACCATAAGCGCCGACTGGCGCACCTCGTAACAAAACTGCTTGCCATATTTGCTACGTAAACGCTCTACGGTTTCCGCTGCGTTCCATGGATCAAAGAAAATGCCCTCGACCGGGTGCTTGTCTATAATACTTTCAATCATTGCTATGCGGTGATCCGTTGTGGTTACCTCGCCCTTCACCATGTCCAGCTGGCCATTCTTTATCCAGTTCCGCGCTAGGTTCGGGTACTTCTGCTTTCGCTTTGTCATGGCATGGTCGGTAATTTGGTAATACTGGACCGTATAAAAGCGTTCGCCATTAAAGTAAACTACCGCATAGGCCGTAAAGTCGTTAACGGCTGCAAGGTCAACCCCTAAAAAGCAACGCCATTTATCCACGCCTTTAGGTTTGGGACCTTCACACTTTAGCCACTTACCTAATTCAATGTACGGCTGGGCACTACCGGCCCATTGATTTAGGTGCAGTTTCCGTAGTGAGAGTAGCGTTGGCTCGTCGTGCTTGGCTGTATTGCTTAATTCCTCTAAGTATTGTAGCGTAACCGTTATACCCAGGGACGGGTTAGCCTTCGCCCATACCTTCGGGTCGTGCGGGTCTTCCTCGTCCGTAGCTCCGTAAATGATAGTTAGCCAGCTTGGGTCTATGCTTGGCTGCTCCTTTACCCGTTCCGCGTATTCGTGCCATTTGTGGGCAAAGCTGTAAGCGCTGCCTGCCGTAGTAATCGCTACCATTTGGCTAGGGCGTGAGGCCATTGACGTACGTAGGGCTTCCCATAGCTCCGGCCCCTTTACCTCATTCCAGCTGTGTATTTCGTCGCATAAGATAAAAGACGGGTTTAGTCCGTGGTTACTGCCCCCGTCGCTGGTAATGGTCTTTAGGTAGCCTGGCTTACCCTTTAGCCGTATTTCCTTACGGTAGGGTTCTAGTACCTTTTGCAGCTCCGGGTTTAGTAGGATCATGTTACGGACGTAGCCGAACAAGATACCGGCCTGCTCCCTGGTTGCAGCTGCTAGAACTACCTGCGGGTTGGTCCCTTCCTTAAATCCTTTAAGCATGTGGGCTATGGCTAGCATAGCGATAAAAGCGCTTTTACCATTCTTGCGTGGTATTTCTAGCCAAACCATGCGCTTACCCTCGGCATCACGTATAAGCTTACGCTGCCATTCCATAAGCTTTACCGGTTGACCGGCTCCGCTATCCTCGGTTAAGACGCAAAAGCGTTCAATTATGGATTCAGTCCAGGTTAACTGCATCGCCAACAATTTTTCGAAGTTTATCTATTTCGGCGTTTGCCTGCTTTAGTGCTTCCATTGCTGGGTTTTTTCTTAATACTGGTTTGCCTCGGTCGGTTTGTGCTTCCAGTATAGCGCCGTGCTTATCTATGCTGGCTTCGCATTCTGCTTTTACCCGCTCCCAGCGTGCTAGTTCCTCAATCATTTGGCTAAAATAGGTTATTTGGGGTGTTTTGGTCCTTACCCTGGTCAAAGGAAAAGGTGACGGTGGAATTTACCGGGTCAACTTTTGAGATGACACCCCACCCCCGTTCGCCTGCTGTCTTACGTCCATGACATTGAATACAAAGCACTTGTAGATT